CTAGTCATCATCGTTCTCCTTGTCATCTTTCTTTGGATAATCTTCAGACCGCAAAGCCCAATGCCACGCCTCTTCTTCATCGTCGGTTTCAGTTTCTTCGACTGAGGCTAAGGGTTCGTAGAACATATCTCCGACTGCCATATTCCATTTTTTAACGTCTGTTGCTAGCAAGTCTCGCACCAGCCCATCAATTCTTGCTTGTGCAATCCTCTCGGCTTCTTCCTCGTTGTCAGCTACGACATCGACAAATCTGTCAAGAACTACGGATAGTTGATAGCGACGTAATTTTTGTTGTTTATTCACTATGTACGCTCCTTTATAATGCGTTCTGCTGTATTTTCTAGGTTATAGGATTGGCCCGCAAACCCGCCTCCAAAATCTTTACCACGATAGATTTTAAAGCCTATTGCGTTGGCTTTCTGACGGGCTTCGTCGTATTCATCAGCAAAGGCTAACCAGTGGATAACGTAACGCGGGTTTCCGTTAACGTCGTTAGTTGCTCTGTAAAAAGCATAGCCTAGTTCTTCAGATACTTTATCGTTTAAACGTGCTGAGTTCATTGTAAACCTCCTATATTGTGTACCAACTAATTAATGTTAAAGTGGTGTCATGCTGTGCATTAGCTCTTTTTTTAATCCAGTCGTTCAAGATAACAAGCTGATTTTCTGGGTTAGTTTCTATCATGTCATACTCGCCATGAGACACCGAAAAGTTGCTAATGTCAATCTCTCTGACCACTTCCTCGCCTTCTTCAGTTCGCATTGTTACAATAATTGATTGCATTGTTATAGCTCCTATAAAAATTTATATTAAATATTGTATCTGCGATGATTTTTGATCTGCCATTTTTCAATGACAGGCTCTCCGTAATCATTAATATCTACGATAATGTAAGCGGTCTTTTTTAGAATTTTTGCATACCGCCAACTCCCTTCATTATCTACAAACACTCTGTGTTGAAATTCTGGGTATACCGTGTCCTCAATAAAATTATTGTGAGCGGAATACTCAAAAAAATTGTCGGTCTCAGACTCTCGGAAATAACCACCATTTTCTAGTGGGTAAAATTGTGATGGTGCGTATGACATAACTATACCTCTCTTAAAGTGATTGGATCTATAAACTGGTAGTGTCTAACTCGACGGACTACCACATCATCAAGTAATAAATGTCTCTGCATCTCATAATTAGATGCTATTTTTAAAGCCTCAGATTCATTATCAGCATGGAATATATCAACAGAAAAATCCTCCCAAGTAACTTCAATCTCCCAGTCTTCAATTAGCCTCATATCTATACCTCCGTTGTGTGTGTGTTTAACCTGTCTCATCAGGCAAGAGCGGGTAAATGCTCCTGCGACGCTCGTTAGAGCGTTTCGACTAGCAATATAGTAATTTATCAACTTTATGATATTCAGCTAATGAGGACAGCAACGGAACAATAAACTTTTTAGCGTATTCGTCCTTAGTTAAATTTGTAAAACTGCTTTCAACTGATAAATAACAAACTCCGTTTTCGTCAACAATATTGTAGTTAAATTTATTCATTGTTATAGCTCCTTTTTTAGTATCGAATAACTTCGTTGGTTGGTGTGATTTTGTAAACGCTTTCTATCCGTTTGTTACTAGGTCTAATGTCATTGCGCGCCCAGTCTTGCATGACGCCGTCTTTAACACAACTGACATGACCGCGTGTATAAAGATAGTAAGCGCCTTTTGTATTCGCTAGCTCCCTTTGAGCTGTCTTTAACGTCTTGGAGCGTATAGAGACATACTCGCACTTATAGCCCATTAAATCCAACAGCTTATGGACTTGCGCGGGATATGTTCCTTTGCCATTAGTTCTATTAATCATCTTAGCCATGATAGCTCTTGCTCGGCTAAAGGCAATGTCGCAAGCCACAGACATGGCAACGACTGAACAGAATTTATCATCGTTATGATGCCTACGACCAACGTGAACGCATTCTTCATACGTCATAATGTGGCGCTTAATTCTTCTTAACTTTTTAAGTGGTATCTTCATTTTTTTAACTCCGTCAATGTCTACTTATATAGCCATCATAAGATAGCTATATAGGTAGACACTAAGCCGTCAAGAGATTGCAATAAATTGCGAAGTTTATTTATTCCTTACGACAACCTAAAAGGCATTCTCGGCTTTTATAAACTAAACTCTTTAACGGCTCAATGTCTTTAAACGACCTCTCTGGTAAAACCTCTGATTCATACAGCCATAGCTGCAATCGTGTAGCTTTAACAGCTCGTTTAAGAGCCTATAATATGCCCTCTCTCTACTCAGTCCATCTTGATAACCGTGTCTTATGTAAGGGTTGCTATGGCTTCTTACCGACTAGATGGATACGTATATACTGAGTTTTGATCTTGCGTATCAGCTCACCCTTTTTTTATGTCTCTTCCAGTGTGAACGTCTGGCGTAAGTGGTTAACCTCAACCACATTTGTAATACTACTCCTTTGTCGGTCGATTGCAACCTTTATTTAGCATTTTATTTAACTATTTATTAGGCACTCCAATAACGCCTTAAATAGGCGCTCTATTAGTGGTACTTTTTAATTTTGCTTTCTAAGCGACTTTCTAACGATACCCTATGCACTTTTATAGCCTATCAATAAAGTTTAATACAGCGCCTCTCTGAAGCTCTAACACCTATGTATAAACTTGGCACGGTAGTTGCTAGGTGTTTTGATGGTATGCAATAACTATGCCAGTGTTGGCTGTGTAGTGCTATGCAATAATTATGCCAATTAGGTACGCGCATAGAAACATACACTTGTCAACCCAAGCAATAAACGTGCCAACTCTGCAGACAATATTGACAAGCAAAAACTATGCCAACTATGCAGATTGTGGATAACTATTTAGCCTGTGCATAAGCTGTGGATAACTTGTGCATAACCTGTGGATAACTTCTGAGCCTGTGGATAAGCTGTGGATAAGTAGGCGGGGTTGTCTTTGAAGGGCGGGGGTGTTAACGCTGTCGGAGTAATTATAACGGTAGGCTACCAAACACAAAATAGTTGGATTTAGCATCGTTAATATTAACAAAAATAGCAAAAAAGATTATATAATCAATAACAACGTAACTAACTGTATTAATTGAGGAAATGATTGCGACTGCGGAGACAATTTAATAACGATAAATCCGCATAGTCGTTAACAGTGAAATAGTTAACAAAAAGACTTGACATTTGAGCAAAAGTATGCTATAAATACTACCCAGTTCTAAGGATCAAATAACTTTAACGTTCCTAAAGAGGATAAAACAATGCTACTGTTTAAAATAGCAGTTGGTTTAACACTTACTGTAGTAACAGTTTTTTGTTATTACTGTTTACAGCTCACTAAAGATATAGAGAATTGGTTAAAATGACGACTTTAATAAAGAAAAAGAGAGGTCGTCCACCTAAAGCAAAAATAGAGTCTAACAAAAAAGGCAATAGAGGTAAAGTAGGTCGTCCTAGAGGTGATGCTTCAGCAATTGAAGAGTATAAAGCTAGGATGTTAGCTAGTCCTAAGAGCCGAGAAGTAATGGATTCAATCTTTAACGCTGCTTTAGACGATGACCACAAAAATCAATCTGCTGCGTGGAAACTAATTGTTGATAGAATTATGCCGTTGTCTTATTTTGAAAAAGATAAGTTAAGCAATGGTAGAGCTGCTGTAAGCATTACAATTAATGGTTTAGAAACAGACAATCCTATCAATATAGGTGAAACTATAGACGGTGAATTAGAAGATGACGTTTAAATACTTTGAGTTAAATGAATTTGCGTGTAAGCATACAGGTAAAAATGAAATAAAACCTGAATTCATTAATAAGTTAGATGCGTTAAGAGAAGCGTGTGACTTCCCTTTTGTTATAACCAGTGGCTATAGAGACATTACACACCCTGCTGAAGCTAAGAAAAGTAAAGGTGGTGTACATACACAGGGTATAGCAGCAGATATAGGTGTTAGTAACGGCGTTGAAAGAGCTACAATTATTCGTAACGCTATTGCATTAGGTTTTAACGGTATTGGTGTTGCTAGAGGCTTTATACACGTAGATATACGCAGTTCGCCACAAGTGGTTTGGACGTACTAAGTGTCAGCAACACAAGAGTTAGAAATAAACCTGCTTCCGTGGCAGCAAGAGGTGTGGACGGATGAGTCTAGGTTTAAGGTTGTAGCAGCAGGTAGACGAACTGGTAAGACCAGATTAGCAGCTTCATTGTTGTTAGTTAAGGCACTATCGTCTAAGAATGGAAAAGTCTTCTATGTAGCGCCGACGCAGGGCCAAGCTAGAGACGTTATTTGGGATATGCTGCTTGAGTTAGGTCAGGGCGTTATTACACATAGCCATGTTAACAACCTAACTCTAAAATTAGTAAATGGTGCTTCTATATCGTTAAAAGGAAGTGACCGTCCTGAAACAATGCGTGGTGTCTCGTTAAGCTATGTTGTGCTTGACGAGTTTGCTGACTTTAAGCCTGAAGTGTGGGAGTTGATATTACGTCCTGCTTTGAGTGACTTAAAAGGACAGGCATTGTTTATTGGTACGCCAATGGGTAGGAATCATTTCTATGATCTTTACTCAGAAGCGTCAGTAGGTAAGTTAGAGGACTATAATGCGTGGCACTTTACAAGCTACGACAACCCTCTAATAGACCCTACAGAAATAGACAGCGCTAAACGTACATTGTCTAGTTACGCCTTTAGGCAAGAGTTTATGGCTTCGTTTGAAGCTAGAGGCTCTGAGATGTTTAAAGAAGATTGGGTTAAGTTTAACGAAGAAGAGCCAGAAGGCGATTACTATATAGCTTGTGACTTAGCAGGTTTTGAAGAGCTTGGTAAGAAAAGCAACAAACGTTTAGATAACAGTTCTATAGCTGTTGTAAAGGTTAGTGAAAACGGTTGGTGGGTAAAGGACATTATTATTGGTAGATGGACGTTAGATGAGACAGCAGCACGTATATTTGACGCTGTTAAAGAACATCAACCAATAGCAGTAGGTATTGAGAAAGGTATTAGCAGACAGGCAGTAATGTCTCCTATCACTGACTTAATGAGGCGCTATAACAAATACTTTAGAGTTGAAGAACTTAGCCACGGAAACAAGAAAAAGACTGATAGGATTATGTGGGCTTTGCAGGGTAGGTTTGAAAACGGACATATAACGCTAAACAAAGGAGAATGGAACATACAGTTTATGGATGAATTGTTTCAGTTCCCTAACCATTTAGTGCATGACGATACCGTGGACTCACTAGCGTATATTGACCAATTAGCTAACGTAGCTTACGACTGGGGCTATCAAATAGACGACTACGCAGAATCTCTTGATTCTTATACAGGATATTGATATGGAAGATTATACTGAAGACTCAGTAAAGATGCTTGAAGAGAACCTAGAAGACTGGGTGATGTATAAAGTTGACGATTGGCGTGAGTTCTTTGAGAGCAACTACGATAGAAAGTTTGATGAATACTATCGTCTGTGGCGTGGTATTTGGTCAGATGAAGATAAGACAAGAGAAAGCGAAAGAAGCAAGATAGTTAGCCCTGCTCTTTTACAGGCGGTAGAGAATAACGTAGCTGACATTGAAGAGGCTACGTTTGGTCGTGGTAAATTCTTTGATATTGAAGATGATCTAGGCGATACAGATAAAAGTGATGTACGCTTTTTGCGTGAAGCTCTGTCTCAAGAGTTTGCTAAAAATAAAATAAGAAAAGCTGTAGGCGAATGTCTCATTAACGCTGCTGTATACGGCACAGGTATTGGTGAGATTGTATTAGAAAAGAAAAAAGAGATGGTTCCTGCAACCGAACCAGTCATGGAAGGCGC